TCCCATATATTTCACCGAAGTAATGGGAGGCATCTCCTATGTCGACCGACTCAGACGATGCAAGCGGTGAAGAACTAAATGTCTTAACACCGCTTATGGTCTGGTTATCCTCAAGCGTAGAGACAGTCCGCCAGTTCTTCCAGGAATCTGTCCAGTAAACGCGGTAGTGCAACGCCCCCATATGGCCAAATACAAGCTGGCCGGGGCCATAAGCGCTATTATTGCTGCCCGGATACTGACCAAAAGACGCCAAAATGCCGTTATAACCCGACTCTGGCGTATGGGTAGCGGCGCTACTAAACGCCCAGTTACCAAGAAGGCTACTATTCGCATCTGACAACCAAGTACCCTCATGGTTCTCGAAATACTTCGCCAGCGACTGATGCTGGGTGAGATACCCCGCGTCATTAGTGAACGCGCTCACATTCGTGGGCTTGTTCCAAATGTATGCAGGGTCGTCGGTGTCGGTTTCGTTCCAGTTGGATTGAGTGCCCGCCGTAGCGTATCCCCACGAAGAGCCGTTCCACACCACGGCCTGCCCGTTGGAGGGAGAACCAGTAATGCCATGAAGAACGTCGGCGTATGTGAGCGCCCGGTTCGACCATACCGAGCCGTTGCCGACGAGGACGTGACCATTGGTCGGATACGCCTGGCTAGACACATCTTCTAGCTGATACAGATATGTAGCTCCCTCGCCGCTTCCAGGATTGGCGCCACCGGCGCTGATCCAGTTGTCCGAGTAAAACGGCAGACGGGAGTGGAGGACGGGAACGGTTGAACCGCCTATGGTCATGTTCAGCACCTCAAGATGCGCCGTCAAGGATGCTGTCTCAGCCGGGCTGAAGGTAAGCGGGCCGGAGACATTCCCGCCAGACCAGGTGTTACCCCAGAGCGAAACGGTCTTGAGGAGCGGGTATATATTGGCTCCAAGGTTATTCTGCAACGGCGTAAGGCCAGTCACGGAATCAGTGGAGCCCAGATATGCAAGGGAAGAGGGGTCGGGCAGTGTCGGCTTGTTCCGTATATACATCGGAGACGAGGGGTCGGTCACAAGCCAGTCGCTCTGGTAGGTGACGCCTCCCCCGCCGTGCCCCGGAGTCACGGAGTAACCCGAAAGGTTCTCAAGATGCGTTCTCAGTCCCTTAGCCGACATACTACACTAAAAGGTTTTGCGCGTTCTGCAGGCAGACTGCCATATGGTTTGTGTCGCCCCTTGCCCCGAAAGCCTTTGAAGCTGCGAGCCATTCAAGCGCTGGCTCCAGGGCCGTGGGTACGACTACGGTTGTGTTTGTTTCGGGTGTGACCGATGCGGGCTTTGCAATGTAGGAAGCCTCCACGTTTGCGGCTACGGCAGTGGTGGCGGTATATGGTACGGAATAGCACTCTATCTGCCGTGAGGAAGTGCCGCTCCACAGTCCGCTGGACATCACTCCGACAGGCTTCGCCACGCCCGCACGGAGATGCTTGTTGTACTGGCGCTTGCCCTCGGTGGACTGCTTGGGATATATCTCGGATATAGGTCGGTGGAAGTAGTCGCAGCTGATTTCGGCGATACGGAGAAAACCGTCGGGTACTTTCACGCGAATCATCTTGCGCTGGTCATCTGCCGGAATCGTGGTGATTTCGATATCCCCTGCTGCGAAAGCCGTGGTCGGGAGCCTCCAGTACGGGGCGGTGGCGTAAATCTCCATCATCGCCTCGTCCAAGACGCCCTTGATAAGCATGTATAACGGATTGCCGTCGGCTCCGTCTATGGTTACGGAATAATCGTTGGACGCTGTAATCTCGTCCATACGCAAGGCAACGGCAACTATGAGATCATCCCGAGTCATTCGTTATAGGTTTTGTTCGTGGTTAAAGAAAAAGGCCCTGCGGGTGGCTATAGACCACAGACCGCAGAGCCGTTCTTCCGTGCTTATGCGCCGTAGGTCTTTACGTCGGTGCTGTTGTATGTCCAGCCGTTCTCGGAGCGGTCATAGGAGACCGTCTCGCCATAGCCGGCAGCGTTGTAGGAGATGCAGATGCCCTCGCCCTCGCCGTCACCCTTGTAGGTTACGAGGTAGAGGTGTTTCTGCTTGCCGGTCACCTTTATAACCTTGTCGCCGACCTCAAGGGCGTCGAGCTGCTCCTTGGTCATTTTGGTGATGTCCGACACGAAGATGGCTGCACCTTCAGCGAAGGTGATTTTTCCGTCTTTGTTGAAAGTAGGCATGATGTTGATGTTTAAGAGTTTTATTTCTTCTGGATTTGGAAGTCGTAGCCGAGCTTTGCAGCCGCGGCCTTGCACTGCATGTAGTTCATCTCGTTAAGGCCCTCTATGCCCAGTTCCTCAAGTGCGTTCTTCATCTCAACGAGGTTGCGGAAACGCCTGATGTCCTTAACGTCGGTAAGGGGTTTCACTTCCGGCTCGGGGGCCTTCTCAATCTTCTTGGGGGCTGGGGCGGCATCGTTGCCGGTGTCCTCCACCGATTCGATGTAGAAGTCCCGGTTGAAGCTGCTGGTGCCCTCCAGGAGATTCTGAATCTCCTCGTTGGACGTGGAATACTTGGATGTGGAGTCCGTCTGGACGCCTCCCCGGAAAGCGACCTCCAGCAGAGTGTTGTCCTTTCCCGTGAACTGGAAGGTAAGCCGTTTCAGTTCGAATGTGCGGTAAGTTTTCTTCGGCATATCGTGTCTTGTTATGAAAAAGGGGCGGCGGCACAAACACACCACCGCCCTTCTTTCCTTATACTTTCTCGCCTGTTAGAGAGGCATGACGCGACGGTGGCAAGGCAGGTTCTCCAGGAAGATGGAGTAGGTCTCGTGGATACGGACTGCGTTGTCAACACGGCGCTGGCCGGTCTTGTTGAGGTCGAGGTTGATGGTCTGCAGAGGCTCCATGATGTACTTCTTCACGTAGTTCGGGTCGATGACCATACCGCACTTGGAGAAGTAGCCCTGGAACAGAGAGCCCATAGGCTTGACGAGGAGTTCGCCGAAAGGAGTCTCAATCTTGTAGACGCGCAGACCGAGTACCATCTCGGTGCTCTTGGCTTCGAGCTGCTTGGCGTAGGAAGGAACGTCGGCAATCTTGAGGAGGAGGTCGTTACCGGCGAAGAAGAGGCGGCGGTCAGCACCGTTGTTGCCCTCGAAGATGTCCTTGCCGAAAGCATTCCACTTCTGGTCGGTCATGGACGCGGAGAAGTCGATGTTGGTCTGGCGATCCATCTGCCACCATGCGCCGGTGGAGAGGTGCACCAGCTCGCCCTTGTCGTTCTTGGTGAGGCCGCCGACCTGGAAGAGGTTGGAATACTCCATACCGCGCTTGAAGTCCCACAGGGTCTGCTCCTTGTACACGGAGAAGTCCATTGCGACCTTCTTCTTGAGAAGGCTGTGGATGACGGACTCCTCGACCTGGGTCATGTGCACCTGGTTGTAGTACTTGCGGCTGGAAGGCTGCAGTGCGTAGCCCTCTACGGAAGCCTCAAGCTCGGAGACTGCGGGGGAAATGCGGGCAAGGATGTAGCCAGCGGTGATTGCGGGGAGGGCGGCATTCTGGTTGATGGTGCCGTTTGCTGCCAGATAGTTGATGCCACGCACGGAAAGGGTGTTGCCGGACACGGACTGGACGATTGCGGAAACGGGGATGGAGCCGTTCATCATGACTCCGGTATCATCGCCGTTGCCGTTGGTGGTATGGACGACGAAGGTATCGCCGGGCTTCCACATCTCGCCGTTCTCCACGGTGACGGAGGTTGCGCCAGCGGATACGTTGGAGGCTACCTCGTCGCGGACTTCACGGGTTCCGATTTCCCAGCCGCCAGCTTCCCAGCTCTCGCTCTTGACGTTGTTGCCGATGCTGCGGGTGAAGGTGTCGAAAGGAGTGTCCTGGGGACGGATTTTCACAATCTGGGTGTCAAGGTCTTCTTCAAGATAACCAGACTCTACCGTACCGATGCCAGGCTCGGCGGTGTCGTCGGGATTCTTGGAAACTACGGTGGTGCCGGTAGGCTCACCTGCTTGGGTCTCGGTCACCTCGGTAGAACCGGGGCCGACAATGTATCTCTTGAACGGATACAAGTCGAAATTCATTTTCATACTCTGAGAATTTTAAGTCGTTTGTTTGTTAGAACTTTTTCTTGGGAAGATCGTCGAAGATGCTAGGGCGCTTTCTGGGTTTCTCCGGTGCGGGTGCGCTGCCTCCTGCGGGGGTGGGCACTCCGTCTCCGGCAACGGCTGCGGACTTCTTTACGCGGGCGGCCTCGATAGCCTGGTTCTTGCCTTCTATCTCCCCGGTCTCCGCTGCCTCTGCCACGGCCTCGTCGAAGGTCATGGCCTTGTAGAGTTTCTCCAGCGTCTGCAGGGAGAGCTTGAGCTCGCCCATGTCGTTGTAAAGGTTGTTCACGAAGTCTATGAACTCCTTCTTGGCGGCTGCGTCGAAGGCTTTCTTCTCGGCGAACTTGTCGATGTTGTCATAGGCTTCCTTCTCGTTCTGGCGTTTGCGCTCGCCACGTTCACGGAATGCCTGGCCCATCTTCCTGCGCTCGTCGGAGGACTTCTGGTAGTACTCGTAGTCCTCGTCCCCTTCCTTGGCAACAAGGTCTTCGGGGTCGAAGAATTTGGCAACTGCGGCACGGAAAGGAGTGCCGTTCACAATCATTTCGGAAATAACGGCGGCAGCGTCCTTGTCGGAGTCGAGGATGTCCTGAATTGCCTTGTCGTTGGCCTCGTGGGTCTTTATCCTCTCCTCGTCCTCGGCGAAGCCACGCTCGGTAAGGTCATCCCATTCCTGCTCGGACTTCGGCTCTACGTCGGAGTATCTGCCGCGCAGCCTTTCCCTGTACTTCGGCATCGCCGGAGCGGGGGCTGCTGCTGTGGTTACATTTTCGGACATATCGTTGATACAATTTTTCGGTGTGAAAGTATAAGTATTCCATAACAAAGTTTTCACGAATCGTGAATTTCTGCTGAAAAATGATTATCTTTGTACATATCTGTCTTTTACCGATGAAGAAAAAGGGTAAGGCTCGGACATACGCCTACGAGAAGAACTGTGAGATGCTTGCATTCTACTATGCGATATTCAGCAACAGAATACGCAGAGGGCTGAATGCGGCCAACGCCCGGAAAGAAGCATGCGACGCCGTGGAGCTGCGGTATAACATAAGCAAAGGGCGGCTGCTGAACATCATATCAGAGCAGAATTATTCTCAATCAGTGAATATCGGCCTGTTCCGCGACAGGGTGCTGACCCTCATAGTAGACCTCAAGTGCGCGAACAACGAAATGGACGATGCGAAGGAGAAGAACAACAAACTCATCGCCTTGCTTAAAGAGTGCATTGAAGATGAAGGATAGGCACGACATAAGGGCAATGCTGCGTCTGGACAAGGAGAGGCGCAACAAGTATTTCCGAGTCTACGACCCCATCCGCGGGGACGCACTCGGAGAGGTGGTGCCACGCTCGTCGCTTACAATCGCGGGGCAGGAGTACAACGTGCCTTCCGAAATGCTCCAGGATGATTTCGTCAAGGCGTTCTACAAGTACAAGGGGGCAGGCGGACTGCTGAAAGCCACGGGGCAGTACGACAACGAGGAGAACAGACGGGCCGTGGAGGAGAACCTTTTCCGGCTCCGGCTCAAATACGACTTCGAGTTCTGCGCGGCATCCACCATCACAATCCAGGACAAGGAAACGAAAAGGCCCATACCGCTGATACTCAACGAGGGCCAGCGCATCCTTATCGGAGAATATGAACGGCAGCGCCTTGCAGGATTGCCTATCCGTGTGCTGCTTGTCAAGGCACGTCAGTGGGGAGGCTCCACGGCGACTCAGTGCTACATGTACTGGCTGCAGCGTTATTGGTTCGAGAACTGGCACTCCTGTATCGTGGCCCTCGACCAGACGCAGGCGGTGAACATCCGCACGATGTACAAGAACCTCATCGCCAAACTCCCCCGCTGGAGCGACCCCGTATCGTTCAAGCGCTTCGAAGGTACGGAACTCATACGAATCATACCCGAGAGAGGATGCCGCGTGCAGATAGGCTCCGCGCAAAGGCCGGACGCATTGCGCTCCTTCGACTTCTCCCTGGTGCACATGTCCGAGGTCGGCCTGTGGAAAGACACGCAGGAGGCAAAGGGAGACGACGTTGCAATGGCGCTTTACTCCACCGTGCCCGATGTGCCCGGGACGATGATAGTTATGGAATCCACCGCAAAGGGCGTCGGCAATTATTTCCACCGTCAGTACCTCGCTGCCGTGGACAACAAGAAGTCCGGCACAAACGGCATACGTCCCGTGTTCGTGTCGTGGTGTGTTGATGCACGCTACACGAAGAAATACCTCAAGCGCTACCGCAGCACTGAGGAATTCCTGCAAACCTGGACGGAATACAACTGGTGGCAATGGGAGCAGGGAGCGACGCTCGACGGCATCTACTGGTACAACAACTTCAAGAAAGCGCACCATTGGACGGACTTCCAGATGAAGTCCGAGTATCCCACAACCGCGGAGGAGGCGTTCCAGACCAAGAGCGGGCGCTACTTTACCGATGACCTGCTCGCGTGGCTGCACAAATACGTCCGAGCCCCCAAGTTCACGGGGGACATACGCGGCGATGCGACCATCGGGGAGAAGGTAATGGATAACGTCAAACTCTACCCCAACGACTCCCTGCAGTCCGAGGTGCTGAAGATATGGATATACCCCGAAGACAATGCGCCCCAGGGCAAGACCGTCAAGAACCGCTTCATCGTGACTGTGGACGTGGGCGGACGCGGCTACCGCGCAGACTGGTCTGTCATATCCGTCTTTGACCGCATCTCAATGGCGGGAGAGTTCGGAGCGCTTGAACGTGCCGCATTGTGGCGGGGCCACGTCGACCCAGACCTTCTCGCGTACAAGGCTGCGCAGATCGCACACTTCTACAAAGACGCGCTGCTTGTGATAGAGTCAAACACCTACGACACCAAGAACAAGAAGTCCGACGATGCTGCCGTATCGGAAGGAGACCATACCTACACCGTGCTCGACACCCTTGGCGGCATCTACGAAAACCTCTACCGCAGGCGCACCGCGCCGGACAACGCCCGGGACAAGGAGACGCGGCATATCGGCTGGCACATGAACAAGCAGACAAAGTACCAGGCGTATGATGACTACACCGTGCGTCTGCGCGAAGGAGACTATATGGAGTATTCCCAGGATGCGGCTGACGAGGCGATGTGGTTGATGAATGCGCCCGGCGGCAAGATAGAGGCTATGGAAGGAACGCACGATGATATCCAGGATACCACCGCAGTCGGCTGCTACATAGCTTTTGGCAGCATGGAGGCGGTAAAAATAATAGAGGACGCCCCTCGCAGGGTATCCTCCATCAAGCACAAGAACACCGGTGGTGAGTCCACCTTCTAGGTAAGGTTGCTCGCCACGCTCTTCTTCTTGAGCTGGAACAGGCGCTGCTTGAGCTTGAACAGCTCGGCGACGAACCTGTCCGAACAGACCTTGAAGAACTCCGGATGGAGTACGGTGGAATAGAACTCCTTGAGAACACCCTGCTTGAGTGCGTTGTAGAGGCTTGCGTCCACCATTGTGATGACGTTGGCGTTGTAAGCGTCGTTGTCGAGCAGGTAGAACTCAACGTAGTCGCCCGCCGTCAAGGTCACGTTGTTTCCGGCGATGTCCTTTCCCTTGACCCCGGCGGTCTCCGCTACGGAATCGTCGAATGCGGGGATAACTCCGCTGGTAATCTTGGTCATGGCCTCGTAGATGTCCGGGAGGGCTGCACGGATGCACACCGTCACCAGGTCTTTCTCGTCATCGCTGATGGCGTAGTCGTCGGTCAGGGAGTTGCCCTCCTTGGTGGCAAGGTTCTTCGCCATGAAGTTGGACATAAGGGACACATCGTTGAAGAGAGTATCCCTGTCGTAGAGGAACACGATTTTCGCGGGGTCGGTTCCTGCAGCTGCAATTTTTGCGTACATAATTCGATTGTTTATATTGTTAACGATTATAATGGTCTTCCCGGCCTTTCGATGGGGAATCTTCTGAAATGGATTATCTGCCGTATCTGCATCCTCTCAGCCTCGCTGCCGAGGTCGGTGCCGTGGCCGTACCATTTCTCAAGCACGCGCAGCACCAAGAACTCCAGGCAGTGCGAGGTCAGCGAAGGCAGCAGTTCCGACTCGTGGTTGTCGGTCATAGGCATCATATACACCGTGGTAAGGAAATTGGTGTGTATGTCCTTCGAGCTGGTGATGGTGCCGCCGACCCTTGTGGTGCGCCTTGCAAGCAGCACGGACAGTTCCGCGAGCGCGGCGCGGTAATACCTCTCGAAAAACGCGCGGTCATCGTCGGTAATGACGTTCCCGTCGCCCTTGGGGTTGTTCTCGGCACGCTGGTACGATGCCATCAGCGACTCGTCGGTGACGCGCTTGAACACCTCCTCCTCGTTAATCGTGATGTACCAGACATTCGTTATTCTTCTGTCGATCTCCATATCTCGTAGTTTTTATCGTTGTGCAAATTCCGCGGTTGCCGCAAGCCTTGCGGGATCCATCGCCGGCAAGGACTGCTGAATACCTGCAAGCTGCTGCTGGCTCACGCCCTGGCCGTTCTGGATTTGCTGCATGGCCTGCTGGAGCTTGTCAAGAAGGTCATTCCCAAACGGCACTCCCATTGAAGCATACTGCTGGATGGTGGCGCCTCCGTTCAGCAGAAGGTTGGAAATGAGCTGTTCGTGGATGAGGCGCACCACGGCTGCATCCATACCCTTGCGTATCTGGTTGTTGAGCTTGTACTTGCGCACCTCTGCGGCGTTGTAGTGCCTTGCCTCCTCGCTTGCGCCCTCCACTCCGGAGGAATAGCCGTCGCCCGAATACTGCTGCGTTATCTGAATCAGCTTGTAATCCCTCTGCTCCAGGAACCACGCATAGCTCTCCGCATAGTCGAGCACGTTCAGCAACGCCTGATTCACCTGCTGATTGTACATCGCCGCAGGAGTACCCGCAGGGGCTTGCTTGCCCTGCATGGGGCCCTGCACACCGGAGATGTCCATCATCATCTTCATCATAAGGTTGACCATCTCGAACTGGCCGATATTCACCTGATGCCCCGCAAGCTGCTGGGGAACCTGGGCGCCGTCCTTGAGTTTCAACTTTATGACTCCGCGGTACTTTGTCCACTCCTCTGCAATGTCCTCCAGCTCCATGTCATCGGGGATGGTGGACTCGTCCACTATAAGCACGCCCTGCTGAGCCGCCGCCATTGCGAAATCCAAGTTGATGAGCATGCGGTTGACCATGCGCTGCGGGTCGATAAGGCAGTAGGTCAGACCGTACACCTGCCCCTGGAACAGAGGCCGGAACAAGGTGACGTAGCAATGGCCGTTGTGCTGATAAGGGCACTCGTCCTGCCAGAGAACGTGGCCCCACGGGGAAATGTGGTAGTATATCCAACGGCGCAGATATTTCTTCTCATACACTATCTTGAGTCCGTTGGAAGTGTCTTCGTAGTCCAGGCCCATCTGTGTCGCCAGTTTCTTGCGCTGTACAATCTCGGCCTCCACCTCGGCTTCCTTGTCCGGGAAATCACGCAGCGAGAAGGTCTCCCACGATGCGTCCGCATAATCGTGCACCGTCAAGTCCCAGCCGCCTTCAAGACGGCAGATGCGTATCACGCGGCAATTGCCGTCAGTCGGCGCTCCGAGGAAACTCTTGGCTGCAGGATTGGCCTCCACGAAAGAGTTGTACATTACCGGCACCACAATGCTGTCGTGGTAATAGATGTCCTCGATGGCGTTCTCCTGGGCCTTGTTGTGGGCATACATGCTCTTTACCTCGTCCAGCGGCAGGTCTATGAAGTCGCCGCAGAAATGCACGTCCTTCCCGGCAATATCCGCTGCGTCCGGATTCTGGAAATAGCGGTGGTAGTCTATGGCGCTGAA